CGGAGGTACTTACTTCCGAATCCTCACATATATACCGGCCTTTATTAAGGCCATAAGGAAAAACTTTATGCCGGGGGTTACACCCCTGGAGGACAGAGGGATTAAACCTCGTCCCATCATAAAGTCTAGCCCGGGATCTGTTAATACCCAGGTTTCGACAACTCCTTTCGTGCTTCTTGTAAACGCAGTTAATTTACGTCGACTCGGTCTAGATAAGGCCGTGACGTATTTTATTAAATATTTCGAGGCGGGAACGAAAATTCCGTACCCCGGATTAATGCGTATATGGGAAGGTGCGTCTCAGCTCCCTCTGGACCTTAGTCCGTCTCTCTCCGGTGGAGTGGGACGTCTAGGGTTTAAGGATGAGGCTGCAGGTAAGGTTAGGGTATTTGCGATGTGCGATGCATGGACTCAATGGGTTCTTGAACCCTTCCATGATTTCCTGTTTGATATTCTTCGGAATATCCCACAGGACGGAACTTTCGATCAACTGAAACCAGTTAGAGAGAAAGCCGCTATCGCCCGATCAGCTTATAGCCTTGACCTGACTGCTGCGACCGACAGATTGCCTATCGCCTTGCAAATTATGCTGTTTAGCTCTCTTATTTCGAGAGAGTTTGCAGTACAATGGGCTTGGTTATTGGTGGGCCGAAGTTATTCGGCCGTAACCAAAAAGTATGGTGGTCTCGCGAGAGACCTCTACTACTCGGTAGGTCAACCCATGGGAGCGCTGAGTTCATGGGCTAGTTTAGCCATGACTCACCACTTCCTTGTTCAGGTCGCTGCATGGGATGCAGGTGTGGTTCCCGTAGGAACCTGGTTTACTGATTACGCAATCCTTGGAGATGATCTTGTGATCTTCGATCCGCGGGTTAAAACCGCTTATCTCCGGATTGTAGCTGCCATCGGGGTGGAGTGCGGTATAGCGAAGTCTCTACTTAGTCCAAAGGGACTTTGTATTGAATTCGCGAAAAGAACTCTTTATAAGGGTCAGGATATTTCTCCTGTTCCCTTGACTGAGTTCCTTGCCGCTTTACTCTCACTTTCCGATGCAGTGCAGTTTGCCCGAAAATATAGTCTTACTTTCCCTGGTCTTCTGAAGACCTTGGGGTACGGCTATAGAGTGTTGGGTGGTCTCAATAGATCTATTGGACTACTTAACTCTAGGGTAAGGGCGCTTCTCTTTGCTTTCCATCTTCCGGATTCGGAGGAGGAGGTAAAGGAAATGCTCCTTAGAGGTAACCCGTTTTTAACAGAGAAAGTAATGAAGGAGGCTGTGCTAGCATTCAGGGAGATCCTGATGTCACGATACCAAGCCATGGTATCGTCACGTCTGTCTTCCCTCGATGCGACGCCAGTTATTCTGAAAAGGGAGAGTGAAGCGTGTGTAGAGACGATGATAAGTCGTCTTTACATTACTAACTTCCTCTCTGGAACCCTTTTTGAAGGGGTTCCTCCGGATACTAGTCTTGCAGATGCCTTAGCAATGCGAGACCCAAATGCTTCTTCGGATTTCTCGTTCCCACGCATCGAACCATTTACGCCCTCCCCTGACGGGGCTGCGTATCAGCTCTTTGATTTATTAAATCACGAGCCTCAGTGGTCACCTGTGAAGGTGCCGACTGTGTGGTTTGAGCATAGTGATCATGTTAAGTGGTTACAGCGTAATTACAAACCTGCTACTACTCTCACAGTTCCTCCTGCCCTATATAATAGGGTGGAAGGGTTTATACGGGACTGGCGACTCATCGCGCAACGTGTGGTTTCAATCACAGTTGTGTCTGAGCTTGCCAGCTTCCGTCGTAAAGCTTCCGATCTCCTATGGGAGATCAAAGCACTGCGATTTGGTAGATCACTTGGTCCTATCTATTGTAAGTCCCTAGCGGTTATGCGTTCCGTCTCTGCGATCGGTACTGGTAAAGTACTTTTCTACAGGGAACCTGAACGGTTGCCGTCAGGGCGAATGGACCCAGTGCAAATGCAATACTGGAGGGACTTTACTGCTGCGATACTTAAGGTAACTAAGAAAGTTACTGAAAGTACGAAGTAGAAAGAAATGCTCCGCCGTGCTAAGACAAAAGCCGACTGGCCACCCCTAGGGAGTGACCCAGCTTTGTCAAGTTGCCGGTGGGGGCCCGCCTCTACAGGATAATGGGGATGTTTATAACATCAAAATGAACAGTGTAGTACCTGGCAGATATGCCAGCGAAGTACTAAGTAGTTCATCCCCCTCTTGTCTGTAGGTGTGTGCTCCCTCCCTGCGCTTGGCAGAGTCCACATAGGAATAACCTACACGAGGACCCGAATTGGGTCATCTCGGTGTATGTCGATCCCGATGGTGG